TATCGCGGTGTCGTCGCGGTAGCCCAAGTCCCATGCGGTGTGTACCGGATACCCCGGCTCAAAGACTACACGCTCGTTAATACGCGGCTCTGCCTGTCGCATCTCTGTGCCAAAAAACGCGCCGAGGATAGCCGCCTCGAAACTGCACTCGTACTCTTGGAGGTACTGGTCTTCCGACAACTGCGCCTTTGCCGCGTTGAGTTCACTCTGGGGCAGCAGGCCCGAGTCGCTGGCAGGCAGGCGCAGGACAAACCACTCGTCTGGGATGCGCCGTGCCGTCTCATAGATGTCCCAGAATTGGTTCTTGCCCTTTGGCGTACCGGCGAACACAGCCCAGCCTTGTTTGTCGGAGAGCGCAGGCCGGATGACATTGCCAAATACCGAAGGCTTGAAATCGCCGTACTCGTCCATGTACACGCCCGATAGTCCCAAGCCTCGGATTTGCCCATCAGCGTTGTCGGCCCCAAACAAACTGATTTTGACCCCGTTAACCAATGTCAGCGTCATCTGCTGTTCGTTGGCATCTACGATAAGGGGTTTTGCATAAAACTTAAAATAGTCCCATGCGACGCGGCGTGCTTGGTTGGCGTAAGGGGCAACATACGCAAATAGACCATTTGGCCCCTGATACATGATAGCGGCGCGGATAATGTCATTAATTGCAGCAACGGTTTTACCCGCACCTGCGGCGGTGGGCGACTAAACACGCCCACCGCTTGCTCCTATCATGAAAAGGCAAAAACGCCTTTCGAGGGTTGTATGGCAGGACTACATCCATGCCCAATTTTTCCCGCGCCAAACTTCGTAAATCGCGCTTTTGCTTACGCCATACTTTTTTGCGTATTCAATGCCTGATGACGCTTTTGCACGAATGTCCTTCACGGCATCTTCTGTTAACCGCGCCCATTTTGCATTGCGACCACGATTGTTTGGCGTAAAGTTGCGGCCCTTACGCACGCAATCTTTCATATTGTCTGACAGCGTTCCGCAGAACAGATGGTTTGGGTTAACGCAAAGCGGCTGGTCGCAGTGATGCAGTATGCACTCGCCTTTAGGAATATCGCCCCTGTAAAGCCGCCATGCTACTCGATGCGCTTTCGCGGTTCCCTCATCGCGGCGACCGAGGCCAATGACCCCGTATCCGTGTTCCTTCGTCGCGCCCGTCCAAAGCCAGCAACCCGTGTTCGGCTCGGGCATAACCTTATCGTGGAACCTATCCCACAATGACCGGCGATACCGATGGTCGCCCTTTGCCATTACTTGGGTTCGCCCCAACGGATGTTCAGTTCCTGCGGTTTGCCATCTACGCCGCTGTGTTCGTGCCGTGCGAGTTTAGGCACATGGTATTCAAGTAAGTCGCTGAAGCACTTGAACGCAGCCTCTGCGCCCTTCTCGGCGTGTATCTCGTCGAGCCAGCCTTGCAAACGGTCTGCGTTGCCATCTACGAAACGAGAGATGGCCTCCCTTGCGGCGGCTGTGGCCTTATTGGGGATGCCTGCTCGACTGCCCCCGCCTGTCTTTACGCCTTTAGCCATTGCACTTCTTCACAATCTGCCATGCGGGCAGTTTATTGCTGTTTACCGTGCCGCATCAACCTGTTAATCCCGCTTAAGTATCTTGACCTTCTTTTCCTCACCGGGGAACACGACGAAGTTGCGCGTTCCGGTGCCGCTACCACCGCGACTGCCTGCGTCTAAGTATTTGATGCCGGGGATGCCCAAATTTTTAGTTTGGTCATGCCCCATTTTGTAAAGTTCGGCTCCGGTTAACTCTCCGACTTGTTCATCGGTTCTGAACTCAAACCTTTTGCGCCAGTTTTTATCTGACAAAACTTTGCGGTAAATCTCCGGCTGCTCACTCAACGGCTTATCCCAATCAAGCATACGGTCTATCATCTCGTCGGGGAGGTCGGCGGTGTAAAAATTGCCGCCTTGTTTTGGCAATTCTGCGCCGTTTTCTAGCAACTCCCGCGCTTTTTCTAATGCTGCCTTTTGTTGCGCTGCATCGGGGTATGCGTTTGGGAAACCTTTAATACCCTTCAAAGCCGCATCTATTTCACGCAATCCTGCTTCTTTTGTTCCCTCGGGCGTGCGATGCATCATTGACGCAGCCAAATTGCCGGGGTCAAGCAAATCGTTTTTGCGAGACGCTAAAAATTCTGCATATTGCCGTCCAACCGCAGGACTTTCGGCAAGATAAATCCCATGCCCATACGCTTGCGCCCCCTCGCCCGTGCCAATCTTGCTTGCGTCAAACTCGCCTAGCGGGTTTTCCTCGGTCGGGTCAAAGCGATGCGGGGTGCCGTGGTACACATCTAGTTCAGCGATGGGGGCGGTTTTGCGTAGCGCGGCGGCTATTCGCATAGGGTCAATAAATGAGCCTGCGTATTTACCTGCCGCCCTTGGGCTGGTCGTTGCTTCCTGTGCGCGGTCTATCTCGCCCTGCACGATTGCCTTGCCCGTCTGGATAGGCTGCGTGACGATTGCCTTGCTGATGGTGCCAAGGTCTTGTGCGGCTTGGTCTATGCGTGGGGTAGGGCTGTTGGCGTAGAGGCGGTGCAACAGACCCTCGTATGCAAGTCCACCAACATCCCGTGCACGGTCTGCAAGGTTCTCCACCACACCGCCACCAAACTCGGCGGCTTGGTTCTTGAGGCGCTCCAAGTAGTCGAGCGCAGCGGCAACTTTAGATGGCGAATGGCGTGGCATTGCTATTTATTTGCGTTCCATTCGCAACCATTCTTGGGCTTGTTGTTCTGTTTTTACACCAATAGCGTCCGGGTTTTGCCCCGTCTTATCCATGAAATGCGTTTTCCAAAGCGTTGGATGTTCCGGCTTTTTCAGCATTACGCCTTCTGGCGTTTTGGATGACCAATGGTAACGGTTTTGGTCATAAGGGTCGCGTTCAGGCCGCACACCTGCTCTCCATGCGGTTATGTAATCGTAATCAGCGTTTGGTGAAAGGTCTGGTTCTTCTTTGTATTGCGCCACAAACTCTTTAAACCACGGCGTTTGCCGGATTTCAGTTTCTATACGCTGCCTTTCGTTTTGGTCAGCCGATTGTTGACTTTGCAGTAAATCAGCCCTATCCCCAAAATGTTTAAGGGCAGCGGCAACCCGTGATGGCGCAGGGCGAGGCATAATTAACTCAAGTTTTCGAGTTTGTACTTGAGGCTCGTCACGGCATCCACAACCGCGTCAAACAGGTTAACAAGGTCGCTGTCTTTCGGGAGCGTTGATTTGATTTCGTCGCAGAAGGTCAGCAATCCTCGCACATACGCCTTGGGGTCGCGCTGCTTGTGGAACTCGACATCGTAGCCGCTGATGATGCCGTAGCGTCCTTGGTACGCCTCTGCGTACTTGTCCACGAGGTCAGGGATGGCTTCGTAATACTCGCCGAGCGCCTGATGTTGGGCGTAAGACTTCGTTGCAAGGTGCTGCAAATGCGTGATGGTCGCGCTGTGCAGCAGCGTGCCGACAAACAAAGCGGCGTTTTTTTCGTGCGAAGCCATTTTTCCCCCTACTTTGGGTTACCATGACTTTAGACCCCCACAGGGAGCAATGCAACATGAACACCATATCCGACGCTTACCGCGCCCAGCAGGTCGAACTGCACACCAACCCCGCCTACGGCGTGGCCTCCATCGCCTTTGCCCCCATCGTCGCCAAACTGGCGGTGGACAACGAAGTTAAATCAATCAGCGACTACGGGGCAGGCAAGAAGCACCTCCAAACCGCCCTACAGGGCGCTGGGTTGGACTTGGCCTACCACCCCTATGACCCAGCCTTCCCGGAATACGGGCCTCCCGTTGAGGCTGATATGGTCTGCTGCATTGATGTCCTCGAACACATCGAACCTGACCGGCTCGACGCTGTGTTGGATGACCTCGCCCGTATCATGCCGCGACTGGGCTTCTTCAGCATCCACACCGGGGCGGCAGTCAAGGTGCTGTCGGACGGTCGCAATGCCCACCTCATCCAAGAACCTGCCCGTTGGTGGCTTCCCCGGCTCTGTGAGCGGTTCCATGTCCACCACCTCCAACACCACCAGATGATGGGTCAGGGCTTCTGGGTCGTCGTCAGCCGCGCCTGAAGCCACGCTACCGTCTCAGCGGGGTCACGGGCTAGGTACCACATCCCGAGCGGCTCAAACGCCTCCTTGAAGCGTTCCTGACCCTTCCGCAGTTTGCCGGTCGGGGTCTTGATTTCGAGGAACGCGGCAAAGCCGGGGGCAACCACAAGTTTGTCGGGTACGCCTTGACCCGCCAACCCGAGGTCGTAAACCGTGAACCCTGCGGCTCTGACGGCTTCGGTGATGGCGGCATCGTTGGCATCCCGGCGTGCGGCGTAGCGCATTAGAAAGACCCGTCAGCCCATTCGTACCAGAGTTTGTAGGCGCGT